CGATGGTAACGCTCTTACCGTTCTTCCCGGTGCCGTAGAGGATCGCCATAATCTGCTCCGGGTTCTCCTGGAGCAGCGAATACCCACAGAGCTCCTGGAACCCCTCGATATAGGCTGTGTCCCCGCCGAACACTAGGTCCAGGTGCGCGAGCCACGTGGGGCACGTCGCCTCCGGATCGTATGCGACCCCGGCCTGCTTCGTCAGGAGATCCTCCCGCCGCGCCTCCCGGAACGTCAGCGTATCGAGTTCGAGCGTCCCGTTCTGGCAGTTGAACAGCATCGGGTGCGCGTCGAACTCGTCTGGTGTCACCGCCACGGCAGGGCAGGCGCAGGCGATCATGGCCTTCAGCCGCGAGAGCATCCCGGAACTCAAAGCCCACTTGCCGACCTTCTCTCGCCGGTCGTCCGTGGTCGCAGACGCCTCGATGTGGATCGTCCTCGCGACCCGCTTGGCGAGCGCAAGCATCCGGCAGGTCTCGTCGCGCTCCCACCGCGAGCCGGACCAGATAAACCAGGCGTCAAACGTCTTGCAATACCGGATCGAGTCCCGGTACTGCGCGACGAGCCGATCCCCGTTGCCGTCGTCGGTGCAGGGAAACTCCTGCTGTGCCGGGGGCGGCGTCGGGTCAGGGAGATCCACACCCACCGGGATCGCGTAGGCGATCGTCCGAGCGTCGCGGTACTCGGAGACCGCGCGATCCTCCTCCTGCTGCTGCCGGTGCTCCTCAGCGATGACCGCGGGGTGCGAGAGGATCGTCTTGAGGAGTGCTCGCGCCTCGCTCTCCGTGAGCGTGTTGTCGTCCGGGACATCAGCGGGGTAGAACTTCGCCCACCGCCGGATCTCAGCGATCACGTGGCTCCAGGTCCACCCGTCCACGTGCTGCAGGCGGATCGGGGCTAACCTCTCTTCGCAGGCACTCTCTTGCGGATCAGACCCCTCAACCACGGCGTGGTGATCGGGCACCGTATCGTGTGCCGGGCAAACCCTCTCGGCCACCACAGCCGCCACGGGCTCCTGCGCCACGGCGGGCGCTTCGCTCTGTTTCCCATCGTTTTCCCTCGATAAACCACATGCTGCTATATGCTCCCAGAACTCTCCAACCACGCGCCCCGAAACCCGCGCAAACCGCCGCTCGCGCCATGCCGCCGCGACCTCCGGGGGCCACTGACCTGCTCGTCCTCCGTCGATGAGCATTCGAATGCCCTCCGCGGTCTCGCGCACCTTCGGAGGCATCCAGTCCGTGCGGAGCGGGATGTAGGCAACCCCGTCGACGATCACCGTCACCGCAGGCCACTCGCGCACCCGCGCCGCGACCTCCTCGCTCACTGTCTCCGTCGCTCGCTGAAACGATGCGGCCTCGATCGGGACCGCGAGAACTATGTCAGTCAAAGATTTCCCCCCAATGTAGATTGCACCGTCTGTGTGTCGTAGCCGGCATTGTGAATCCACCAATGCATGACTTCTCCCGCTGTTGACCCACAGGGGAACGGAGTTTTCCTAGCAGCAAGCATTCGCCTAAAGGCTTTCAAATATGCCTTGTAAAACTTCGGATACCGCTCGGCGTCTTGCTGCATCCCCTTTTCCCCCTGCATCGGGCACATTATGCAGCCGATGCGGTCTTTCCCCTCATCGTAGAGGGAGCAGTACGGCAGGCTGTTCGCACGGATATAATCCCACACGTCTTCTGTCTTCCAGTCCACGATAGGGCAACAGAAGAACGTTCCCGCGCGGCGGGTAGACTCTCCGAATACAGGACGGTCCCGGCGGCGCACCGATTCAGCCCTTCGAACTCCTAGAACGACAGTGCGGCCCGTCCCGTGAAGTTCCTTGAGTTCTGTACAACAGTACCGGATGATCCGTGTCGGCGGCGTCCCGTGCTGGACAATCATCTTGAACATCGAGCGTTTCGGCTTCGTCCACGCGACATCGGGATAATGCTCCCGGATGAATTGCAGCACCTCCGGTGGGTCGATAGTGGTCTGGTGGAAATGGGCGTCGAACCACACACCGGCACGGACAGCGAGATCGTAGATGACGATCGAGTCCTTGCCGCCGGAGAACGCGAGATAATACCCTTCCGGCGGCTCATGCTCTCGGAGCCGCGCGATTGCCTGTTCCGTCAGAGCCTCGACCTTCGGGGATTTTTCGAGGTTGTATTGCAGTGAGTATGCTTTGCTGCCCATTCGTCACCACCTCAAAATCTGTGCCTCGACGCCCTCGTTAGGGATGCGGTGCATCCCGAGGAGCACGTCGCGCAGCGCCTCGCCGGTCGGCGGCTCGATGCCGTCCCGCGCCGCGAGGTCGTCGAGCTCCCGCCACGCATAGTACTCCCCATGCAGCGGGCGCGGGGGCACCACGATCCCTCCTGGCACGATCCGAATCGCCCGTGCCATCGTCAGGGTAAAATATGGCGTCCGAAACGACCATTTCGACCGATATGGCCTGCCTTCCCATCCGTGGAACGACACCAGGTCGCCCACGCGGAACTTCCGCCCGACCCGGATCGTCTGCCGGATCGTGCCGTCGATGACGCCGGGGATCTTCGGCGCGTAGATGAGCGGGAGGTTCCACTTCCGCGGCTTGCGCCAGGGGTCAGTCACGCGATCACCGCCTGTTCTCGCAGTCGTGCGAGATATCGTATCAGGCGATCCATCGAATGATGTCTAGATGCGGTCGATCCGTCCACAGAGTCGGCCCCGGCGTGACGGGCCGCGAGGATCTGGCGTTCTGAGTTCACGCGCCCGATATGACAATCGAGCCCGACACGGTGCGCAAACTCACACCAGTCTTTCGCAGTGCGCCATTTCCAGACGACCGACCCGCCGACGAAGATGCCGTCGATCCGGTCGATGATTGATGGGATCAGGTCGTATTCGCTCATCCCATCCTGCACCGGGAGATACACCCTCCAGGCCGCCGGCAGCCTCTCGATGTGCTCCGTCGATCGGATGAGTGACCGCATCCCCCCGGCCACGATATCGGGGAGCACCGCGAACGCAGGGGAGATGCCTATATTAACAATCTGCTGCACCAGACGGTAGAACCGCCCCTCATCCCACGGGACGCGGTTGATGTGTGCCGAGTACGCTCCGTTGTCAAGGGCGAACCGCCCGTCTTCGCAGGGACGGGGAACCTTGCCGTATGTCGGGGAGTATAACAGATCCAACCCGATCGCGAGACATTCGTCCCTCCGATCAACCCCAAACGGGGCGGCGAGGTAGTATCTCATCCGACCACCGCCATCGCCATCAGCCAGAGCAGCCCGAGCGCCGTCGTGACGACCCCGAGCAGGAACCCAGCGGTGAACCAGAGGAACCTCATTTCGGCACCTCCGGCACCCCACACATCTGCTCCTTGTGTAGGCTCATCATCGCCGCTGAGAGCACGTGCCCTCGCACGTCGTCAGGGAGATCCCGACACGCCCGGCAATATGGGTGCCAACGATCGCGGATCTCCGGCTCGATGGCCTGCCCACACCGGCCGCACCAGAGGTAGACGGCGTCACTCATCGCCGCGCCCCTCCTGGAGGATATAGTGCACCTGATGCGGCCACATCATCAACTCGACATCGCGCTCCGGGAGCACGAGCGCCACAGGCAGGCCGTCGATGTCGTACGAGACGGAGGCATCGCCAGGGGTCACACCCACACCTCCAGCACCGTCTGCCGGCTGTGTGCGTCGTCGAGTTGCTGCGCGTCCGTCACGAGCATCGAGATCGTGCAGGACTCCCGGATCCCGTCCTTGACCTCTAGTACCAGGTAGACCGGGATCGAGTAGACGCGCCCCTGCTCGATCAGCATCAGCGACCGGCCCGTCTGTGAGCGCTGGAGCCGGATCCCCTGCTCGATGTCGCGGAACGCGCCCGGCGCATCCCCCCAGTACCGCCGGGAGACCACGACCTCGCGCCGTCGGTGCGCGGTGAGGTCGGCGAGCCGGTCGAGGGGGACGACGAACGTATCCGGGCCGATATCGAGTAGCATCGCGTCGGTGTAGAGGTCGAGCCGCGCCTCGCCCGCGGGGCGGAAGGTCATCGCCACCGCCCCCTGAACGCCGCAGCCGATGGGATCGTCTCGGGTGTCGCGGGCGGGTCGAATACCTCCAGGTTGAGATGGATCGCCCAATCGCGCTCAAGCCGCGCGCCCTTGCTCTGCTCCCATCCCGGCAGCAGCAGCACCGCTGCGCGCGCCCGGGGCAGGAGCCGAAGGATCGTGAGGTCGCCCTCGATCCAGTCGTCGTTGGAGATCTCGGGACAGTCGATCTCAAAGTGCGCCGTGTTGAGGTGTGGGGTGAGGGGGTGCCACCCCCGTTTCGCCGCGCCGACCGCATGCGCCCGGGCGACCGCGATGTTGTCCGCGACCGTGCGCTCGTTGCCGGCGGAGTAGGGGCCGGAGATGTAGAGGATCGGGCGGGTCACGCGCCCACCTCCTCATCGCCATACTGCTCCCGGCACCACTCGCGGAACGCCTCGGCGAACAGAATCAGCTCAT